ACCAAGTTTTAAAATCATCAATATCCACAAAGTGGTCATCTGACTGCTCTTCCTCATCAGACACCATAACAACCAAAAGTGCTGCATCTGGTCTCATCCAAGTTTGAGCATATGAGTTATTAACAATATACTCGTATGCAGCATCAAACCCTTCCTCTCTCGCTCCGATGCCTATTGCATTATACATAGCCAATGCGTCTGCCGCATCGTCACCGGGAACAAGTGGAAACTGAGCCTCCACAGAAGCTTTTGACGGGTCGTTGCTCATCATAGCAAGCCTCCACCCCGATGGGGGCAGAGCAGCCAGCATAGCCTCAATACCAGCCAGTAATTGCGGGTCATATCGGCTCATCGAGCCAGATGTATCAATAACCCATAGAATGTCCACACCATCGACGCTCTGGGGCTGGGTAAAAGAGTCAATCCAAATTAGACCGGGGTCTGTTGGCACCTCCGATTCAATATAGACCGGCACCTCAACCTCAACAATTTTTTCGTTCTTGTGAACAAGATAATTTTCAGACGTACATCCCGATGCAACAAGTGCAGCAAGAACAACCCCTACCATTTTTTTCAACCACATTCATATTACCTCCCAAAATAATAATTAAGTCAAATATCTCCTCCAGTATCTGCGTCTATTGATAACAACTCTTCTACCCAACCCTCGACTAGCTCTTGGCTCCACCCATGAACTCCTCGATAAATTTTCATCTCCCTGTCAATCACCAATATTGTTGGATAGCTTGTAACAGGGTATCCATTTTGCCCCGAGACATCAACAACGCTGGAATCTCCTTGAAGCACTGGTGAATTTGTTGGAACTCCGAATAGGGACGCCCATCGCTGGACATCTCCTAAATCAACAGAATCACCTGCACTATCTTGAAGCAGCACCGTAACCCATATAACGTCCTTACCTCCATAAGCACTCATATGAGAAGAAATTTGGCTCGCAGCAGCTTGACACGGACCGCACCACATTACCGAAAAGTCAAGAACAATAATACTACCGTAATGGTCGTATAAACTCCAATTGTTATCTGACTGGTCTTTAAATGTAAAATCGCAGGCATGGTCATTTAAGTTTGCGCTGCAATCTTCCCATGTAATGGGAGACGGTTTTACAGTATCAGTAACGGAGGATTCAGTTGTGGATGGCGCAGGGCAGGCACTGAGCATAAAAGCCAGCAATGTTGTAAATAAACGCACATCCCATCCTCCCTTTAATTTAACTATACAACAAAATAAAAAAAGACCGGGGTATTAGCCCCGGTCTTTAAAATACCGCTAATTTATCGCCTCACGGAAGGCATTGAAGGTTTAGATACTGATGGCATCGACGGTCGGGAAGGCATGGAAGGTTTGGATGGAGTTTTTTTGCCTCCCTTCCCCTCGGCAGCTTCTGATTCTTTTTGCAATTGCTTTGCTAATCTATCAGCAAACCACTTTCTTAAACCAACGGGCAAGTTGTACGCTTCAAAGAAACTCCAACCGCCATAATACTTTAAAAAGAAAAATGTCTCATAGACATTCTCCATGTATTTATTGCTTAGGCCAAAAAAAGTCGCTGGTAAGCGGCACCTCCATTTCCGAAGTCGTAAGACATTCGTGGCAAGTGACCTCTTGCTTTAGGTCGATGTTTGGAATAATCTTTCCATATACATCTCGCAATCTGCGCGACTGTTTACCAGTCATATGCTGGATAGCTTTATTAATGGTTCCCTTATCGGTGTGCCCAGAGATTGAAACAATCATATGTCGCAATTGCTCTTGAATCTGCGATTCACCAAGTCCAGCTTTCTGGCGTTGGTTAATAGCCTTGGTCATGTGCTTTTCATCATGACCATTAAGTGCTCGTACTTCAACTTCCCAGCCATTATCAAGAGAAATAATAAATGTATCTCTATCAGTGCTGGCGACACCTTCCAAGTTAGTCAAATCAGTACCTTCAGTCAACTGATAATCAGTCAAGTCGAAAGTATGCTTGAGCCGAGCCTGACAAGCAGGACACTGAACCTGAGTTGTATACTCGGAACCATATCCATCAATTCTCGTCTGAATAAGCACGGCAGACTTGTCACCCAACAACATATCGTTGGGATGAACAGGAGCTTGGATAAGACGTTCTAAGAACTTGTCAATAGCCACACCCTTTTTCAATAAAACACGACTGGTAAGAATATCTTCTTCAGCCGTTGTCATGTGCCTAACTTCAATCTCTCCAACACCATGAAGGGGGTGCCCCTCTGGATAGAACTTGCCGCCCGATGGAAGGGAGACCAATGAAGTCGGTCGAACAAATTCTAATGGCGTAGGCTTGGAAGAAGCGGGACTTGTAGCCCCTGCGGTTGCTGCCGTAGAGGGAGTATTAATATTCTTACTCCCACCAAGGCGGTCTTCATTTCTACTCATCAATCACCTCGTTTCTTATTTATGAGTGGTGCATAATAAATGCTTTATGCTTTGTTATCATACACCAGTAAGTAGTTCTTGTTAAGTTTTTTTTACCCTAAGCGGCTCTTAGAAAGTGGACGAATCATTTCCGGGGTTCCAACTTCCAGTGGTCCCACGGGTACTTTCATTCGCAGTTTCAAGATAAGCCCAGTCATATCGAATCTCGATTTCAATATCAGTCAAGTCATCACCATCATAATCGAGGTCACCAAACTTAACATCCTTAATCCACGGATTCCAAAGAATCCATTTTTCAATCATATCTCCATCTGAATCAATTTGTTGAATTTCAACTCGACCGAGAGCGTTTGTAGCCTTTGACTTGGACATAGTAGACAGCATGGTCTCATCCATAGCTGGAGAGTATCCGCCTGTTCTAATAATATCTGTCATTGTAGCTGCGCCGTCTGGGTCAACCGGGTCTGCCAAGGTCAACGAAATGGTGTTCCACTCAACTCGACCGGGGTAGTAAAAAGTATGATTAATATATTTGTGTGTTGATTCTTGTACTGTGAAGCTTGGCTTTGATACCTTCTTCAGTGTATACACTGGAATATGGTCGTTAACCAAAATCCACCTAAATTGTCTCTTCGGGTCTTTTACACCCTCCGAAGCGTCTGACCAAAAACTTCCCATTTTTATTTTCTCCCTTAAATGTTGCTTGATGTATCAAGCCTTTTTGTCTCTTCTGTTTTAAATAGTTGCGGGGCAGAGAAATCTCCTGCCCCGCATCTACTTTATTCTTTAGTCGTCGAAAGATGCTCCACTGTCGGTAATCACGAAATCAATCGCAATGAACTCGATAGCCTTTGCGGGCTTGAGAAGAATCTTAGCATACATAATGTTTCTGTCAACCAATTCTGGTGTCGTGGTGGTCTCATCAAGAATAATCTTGTATTCTGTTAGACCGAAGCGACCCTTAACCGATGCCAAGAATGGTTCTGCCTTGCTGACAAAGCGAGCCCATGTGGTCTTGACGTTCTGGTCAAAGAGAATTGTCTTCGCGAATCTGGAGATTTGCTTCTTCAAGTAAATCATCAAGCGGCGAACATTAATTCTATCCAGAGCCGATGGCGTAATCTGAAGCGTCTTCTGACCGAAGATTACAATACCCTCAGCAGGGAATGATGCAATCGGGTTGATGTTTGCTTCATAAAGCTTGTCACGCTCCTTGGAGTTCAGTCGAAGGCGAACACCGTTGACTGGAATACCAGCAGCACCATCTGAAAGTCCACCACGGGTGAATCCAGCGGGCGCAAACCATAGCTCAGAGCGTCTTGAAGACGAAGCCATTGTTCCAAGAGCAGCGATTGAAGGGGGTGCCCAAAGGACACGACCACTCATCTGGTCTGAAATCTGAACCCAAGGATAGAAGCAGCAGCCATAGCTGGAGTTTAGACCTCGGATACGCATCTTAGAGATAGCTGATGTAACATCCGGCATACGCTCGGCTTCGCTCGTACCTGCCTTGATATTAACAGGGCAGTAGTCGCCCTCAATATCAATGATAGCCAGAGCATCACCGCGAGTCTCGCAGACGTTTACAGCATGTGCAGTAAGCGGAGGATATGAAATACCGGGCATTGCCAAGAGGTTCATTTCCACAACTTCGGGGTCAGCTACAGTATCAATAGCTTTCTTCACTGAGTTCACGGCATAGTGGTCGAGAACGCTGTCGCCAGTTTGAATCAAATTGTCGTTTGCGTGACCGTTGTGCCACTGGAATGGGTTAGCTTCAAAAATGTCAAGCCCATCAGAACCACCAACCAAAGGAACAGTGAATCTGTCGATGCCTGCATTTAGAACCGCGAACGGATTACGCTCACCCACCTGTCTTCCGCCAGAAGTTGATGTTT